AAAAGGACGAACATAAACAATCTAAGGAGTATAAGAAGTTATCTCCTAAGATGCGTAAGGCTGTGGATGCTATTTTCAAGGAAATGGATGCGAAACCATCTGATTTCCTAAATACTTTTGACAAAACTATAAATAGTGTTTCAAAAGAGTTTAAAGTTCCGCCAAAGAAACTTATGGACTACTTTGAGACAGAAATGTTATCAATTTAGGAAAAGACCATGAAACTAAAAATGTTAGGAAGTGAAGTAAGCGCTGCAACCTCTGCTGCATCTGGAGCGGCATTCGATGGTGCAACAGTTGTTTACTGCATCAATACAAATGCATCTGCACAGTTGGTTACGGTTTGTAATTCTTCTGATGTAACTCAGGGTTCTTTTACCCTTGGTTCAAACGCTGCACAGATGGTGGTTAAGGAACCATCAGATAAAGTTTTTGCAGCTTCTGCTGATGTGAAACTAACACCAGTGGCACATCACGCATAAGGGGAAGAACATGAAACTTATTGCAGAACAGATACAAGAAGTAGAATACATCACTGAAGAAAAAGAAGGTGGTGGTAAAGAAATGAAAATCCGTGGCATCTTTATGCAGGCGGATCAAAAGAATCGTAACGGGCGAGTTTACCCTTTCTCAGTTTTGAATAAAGAGGTTGCTCGTTACAATAAAGAATTTGTTGCTGAAGGTCGTGCGTTTGGGGAACTTGGACACCCAGAAGGCCCAACTGTCAATCTTGACAGAGTATCGCACATGATCACAAAACTGGAAGCTGATGGAAAGAACTTTGTTGGTGAGGCAAAATTGCTCTCTACTCCAATGGGGGAAATTGCGAAAGCACTTATTAAAGATGGTGGTAAACTTGGTGTTTCTTCAAGAGGCATGGGTTCACTAGAATCTCGTAGTGGTGCGAATTATGTGAAGGACGATTTCTATCTCGCAACTGCGGCAGATATCGTTGCAGACCCTTCTGCTCCTCAAGCCTTCGTTGAGGGTATTATGGAAGGAAAGGAATGGGTGTGGGATAATGGTATTCTCAAGGAAGTTGAGATTGCTGGAATCAAAAAGGACATTAATGAAGGTGTAAGACGTAGACAGTCAAATGTTTCCGCACTTGCCTTTGCTAAATTCTTGTCCAAACTTTAATTATTATAAATATGTTAAGATAACAAAACTCAAGGAGAAATCCCAATGTCAGAACTCGACAAGACAATTGAGGAACTAGAAGCAGAAGTTTCTGCGGAGCTTGAAGAAGCTGCACAGGACGCCCCTAAGAAGGGTGCTGAAAAAGGTGACTCAATGGAAAAAGTAGAAGGTGACGTTCAAGACCTTGGCAAAGCTGTTGTCGACCCTGAAGAGAAGAAAGGCCCAGATGCTGCAAAAGCAACTAAGAAGGCCGGAGATGCTCAGACTAAGGGCGCAAAAGATGCCGGTGGTGACGACACACCAACTGCTGTTAAAGAACCTCTTGCCGCTGGTGATGAAGTAGATCACGATGGTGAGGAACTAGAAGAAGCTCGTATGACTAAAGAATCAATGATTTCTGCAATGCAAGAAAAACTTGCAGGCATGAAAGCAGTAGATTTGAAAGCTGCATATGAGAACATGATGAGTGACGGTGAAGAAGAAGAGATGGACGAGTCCACTCTTGAAGACCGTCTTGCATCAGTAGATGTTTCTGAGGATGTTTCTGCTCTCACTCAGGGTGAGGAACTTTCTGAGGAATTCAAAGACAAGGCTGCTACAATTTTTGAAGCCGCCGTTAAATCCAAACTTCGTTCTGAAGTCGCTCGTATTGAGATGGAAAAAACTCAAGAAGTCGCTGAAGAAATCAACACAATTCGTGATGAGTTGACTGAAAAGGTTGACGCATACATGAACTACGTTGTAGAAGAGTGGATGAAAGAAAACGAAATCGCAATTGAGCGTGGTCTCAAAGGCGAAATCGCTGAGGACTTTATTTCTGGACTCAAGTCTCTGTTTGAAGAGCATTACATTGATGTTCCAGATGAAAAGTACGACATTCTAGGAAGTCAGTCTGATAAGATTGATGAACTTGAAGCTAAACTCAACGAACAAATTGAAAAGACTGCTGAACTTAAAAAGTCACATGACGTTCTTGTTCGTGAGAGTGTTTTTGCAGAAGTTGCTTCTGACCTTGCCGATACGGAAGTTGAGAAGTTCAAGTCTCTTGCAGAAGAGGTTGATTTTGCAGATGAAGAATCTTTCAAAGCAAAACTTGACCAGCTTAAGGAAAGTTATTTTCCAAAGGCAACCACTATCGCTGAATCTGTAGACTCTGAATCAGATGGTTCAGATGCCTTCGATA